GCCCTGCTCCAGTGTGGAAGTACCGGTGGAGATGTCGGCTGCTGCTTTGTTCATGGCAGCAAGCTGCTCGTAGATCAGCGCGGACTGCCATTCGGGCACGTTTTTGATGTGCTCCAGCAGTGCGTTTTTATTTTCTGCGTTCATTTTCTTGTAAAAACCTCCGATTTTATGGTATCATCGGGGTGATGGGGCTTTCAAATTCCATCATCCCTTGCAGCTCGTCGGTGTTGGCGCACCGGCGGGCTTTTTTCGCATAGTGCGTACCGGCGGCAGGCTGTCCACTTCGCCGCGCTCGATGCGTTCCCGCGCAAATGTGTACTTGTAAGTTCGATGGCTGCCGCTGAGCCCATGGCTGACGGCAGACGCAAAGCTGTTCGCGCTCTTGTAGCCCAGCCGCCGGGCACACATCTCGGACGTGCCGGATGCCAGTAGATCGCCGGTCTTTGCGTCCCAGACGGTGTACCACATGACGCGGGCAGGTTTTTCATTATGCGCCCTGTAATCCCTGCAATATTGGTTGTGGTGCTCTCTGCGGCAGGAAGCGCAAAAGCGCAGGTTGCCAGCAACATTTTCCATCACCTTGCCGCAGTCCAAACAAACGCGGGTAAAGTGCTTTCCTTTATTCATGGGTGGTGTCAGCCCGCCTTCCTGCCGCTCTTCACGGTGTTGCGGGGCTGCTGGTGAATCTTGCGGGGCCGCTTCTCACGAGCTTCGGCTGCAAAGCCCTGCAGCATGAAGAAGATTGCCAGCAGGATCAGCACCATAGCCGTAATGAACGCACCGTCCGAAATGGTGCCGCCGGTCTGACAGGTGCCCTCGAGGCCCATGCTGTACAGCAGGCCCACCACAAAGCAGGCCATTGCCAGCCAGTACCATACGCCGGATTTGATTTTCATGCGGATTCTCCTTTCTCAACAGTAGGGAAGAACAGCTCCCCGATTTCATCCTGCGGGATATCAAGCGTCTTGCAAATTTCTGCGATCTCAGTGCTTGTCCAAGGCTGCTTCCCGTTCATCCGCTTGCTCATTGTGTCAGTTCCGATGCCGATTGCATTTGCAATCTCCTGATCCCGGAACCCGCAGCTGTGGAACCGGCCCCGCAGCTTCCAGTACGGAATCTGCCGGAAGGTGCCGCGAATGGTTGATGCGTTCAACATTTTATTCCTCCTTCTTTTCGGCGGGCAGCACGGTGCCGATAACTGCGTTCATGATCTCGTCGAAGCCGGGAAGGCCAAAGGCGATGATGCTCAACTGGTCGATGCGGCTGTCCAGATCGGCTTGTGCCTTGGCCACAAGGCCTTCGGCCTGCCGCAGACTGTCGCAGATCCTGCCGTAGTCGGTCTTGGCCTGCATGTACCGGGCTTTGTAGTTGTCCCGGTGCTTGATGAAGTCATTGCGCAAGCTGATGACGTCGGCCAGCTGCTGTTTTGCGGTGCTCACCGCCTGAATGGCGGCGTTCAGCCGGGTGTTGGTGGCTTCCAGCTGCTCGATGTGCTGCTGCGCCTGAAAGCTCTCGTAAGCGCCATTCTTACGGATGGCAGGCAGCACCTCGCTGGTCACCCAGCGCTTGAAGGCCTTGGCCTTGGGCATCTTGCTGGACAAAATCAGGCTGTACAGTCCGCTTTCGTTGATGATGAGCATTTCCTGCTCACCGGAGGGGGTGACTGTTTTGGTCACCCCTTTGTCCTCGGCGTCAACATGGTCGCGGATAGCACGCTGGGGATTCTTGTACCCAAGCGCCACGGCAACGTCCTTGCCGACGAGCCACGGTGTGCCGTCGATCTCGACGGTGCGCACCTGCCCGAACTCGGGATTAGTGAATGTGGTCAAGTCGTTCATGGTGAAGATATACCTCCTTGTGGGTGGCTCCCTTCTGCGGTAGAATAGAGAGACAGAAGGGAGGTGAGAATAATGTCGGAACTGAATGATGTGGTTAAATGCTCAGCTAATGCAGTTGCGCGAGACCATGAAGCGATGGCTACAGTTGCACGCGCTGCGGCGCAAGAACACGCGATGCAGTTGTCGGCTCAACTGAGTACCGCTGAAAATCTGAAAAAGCTGCAACAGCAGTTTGAAGAGAGTCAGCGAAAACAGGAGGAAAAGGACCGTGAGCAGGCAAAAGAAGATCGAATCAACCGGCTTTACAATTTGATTGCGATTTTAATTGCTGCTGCATCCATGTTTATTTCTTTAATAAAATGACAACCAGTGCAAGGATCTGGATGCTCAGAGCCAGAATCTGAACAGCTAACGGATTCTTCATCGTGTTCACCTCCTTCAGCGCCCAGCGTTCCTTTTCCACAGGTCCGCTGGGCTTTTTGTTGTTGTCCATGTGGTTCACCTCCTTTGAAATGTAACTTGTAAGGTTACTTAATGGCCAAAAAATACGGCCTGCGGATTGTCGATGCTCAAAAGTTCCACAATCTTTGAGGCTTCATCTGTACCAAAAACACGTTTCTTGAGCTTGCGTGTTAAGGTCTGCTCCGAAATTCCAAGTTCCTGAGCCAACATTTTTTGAGTGTAGCCTGCTTTGACCATGTACGACTTGAGCAAATTGACGTTTACCACACTTTTCACCTCCAAACGACCCCTGTGTAACTTGTGAGGTCACAAGTATAATAGCATCATATTTGTAACCTGTCAAGTTATTTTTGATAATTGAATTAAAAATATTGTAAACTGATGGTTTATCTGCTATACTATAGACATCAAAGGAGGTGCTCACGGTGACTGTAGGCGATCGCATTCGACAGGTACGTCAAGAGCAAGATGTAACCCAACAGGAGCTTGCCGATTACATCGGCGTATCAAAGCAGGCTGTATATAAGTATGAAAATAATATTGTAACCAATATACCGACAGACAAGGTTGACGCTATTGCCAAACGGCTGAAAGTATCTCCCGCCTTCTTGATGGGCTGGGAAGAACAGCCGGAGCCCAAGAAGCCCACCATCCCCCCGGGCTTTGAGCCGATGCCAAAGATGAAGAAGATCCCGCTGATCGGAGCCATTGCCTGCGGGGAACCCATCACGGCAGAGCAGAACATTGAAAAAATGGTGGACGTGCCGGAGAACATCCGGTGCGATTTTTCCCTGACCTGCCACGGTGACAGCATGGTGGATGCCGGCATTCACGATAAAGACGTGGTGTATATCCGCATCCAGCCGGAGGTGGAGAACGGCGAGATCGCAGCGGTGCGCATTGATGGTGAAGCCACCCTCAAGCGGGTATATTACAACCCCGGCACGCTGACCCTGATGCCTGCAAACCCGGCCTATGCGCCTATGATCTATACTGGCTCCCAGCTGGAAGAGGTGCACATTGAGGGCAAGGCCGTAGGCTGGACGCACTGGGTGGGGTGATTTTGGATTATCGGAGTCATTCTAGTCTATATAGCGAAGGAGTGTTATGTATGAAGAAAACTATGAAAAAGACCGCTGCAGCACTGTGCATTGCCGCAACGCTTGTATCTGTGGCAGCGCCGGCAATGGCTGTCAGCCCAGCAGAATATATGAGCACAGCCGCTCTTGAAGAATGCAATACTGCGACGGTAGCGCAGGTGGAAAGCCTGATCAACCAAATCGGAACCGTCACGACTGCCCGCCGCCCGGCAATTGTGGCTGCTGTAAATGCTTATAACGAATTGGACGATGCAAGCAAGGCGCAGGTCAGTAACTTTGCGGTGTTGGCAGAAGCCCAGCAGGTGCTGGGACTGAAAGACGCTCTTGCAAAGCTGAAAATCAGTTGCGATAAGGTCGAGGACGCAAGAAGCTATGTGTCACCCACGGAAGACCGACTGAGCAATCAAGGCAAAAGCTATATACTGCCCTTCTTTGTAAATGGCAGCACCAATGATCCGTCAATGTTTTTCATGGTTCTGTGTAGCGGCAACAAATATGTGTACTTGGACACGATTACGATTCGCGCGGGCGAGTATAAATATACCTACACGATTGATTGGACGGATGTGGATCGTGGCTATGATGGAAAGCAGTACTGGGAACTGACATCTTTTATGGGCGATGATGAAGATATCCAGTGGTTTAAGAATATTTTGAGCGCTGATGAAATCATTATCCGATACAGCGGCGATGGTGGCAGCATCGACCACACAGTCACCCCCGAAGAGCGTCAGGCAATTACGGATGTCTTGAACGCATATGATCTGTTCAAGGCAGCAAGCCCGACTGTGCGCGCAAAGGCTTTGAATAACTGATGTGAACTAAACAAAAAAGCCCCCGGTGCTGCGAACACCGAGGGCGCAGAAGGAGAAAATACGGGATGACAAAAGATACCGAAAAGGTCTTGCTGAAACTTTATCGTGCATACACGGAGCGCCGCAAAACCTTGCCGAAGTCTCAGGCAAAATACTTTGCATCAGAAGATGTGTCGGCTGCATTGCCGGGGATTCCGTGGGATGACGTGAGAGAGGCGCTTGCGGAACTGCGTGATGATGGCTATATCGACCTTTACATGATGGGTGCCTGCGATCTGTTTCCGAAGGCTATCGAGTACGGCGAAACGGCTGTCGAACGCGGCATTGACAAGGCGCTGGATGTGTGGAGTAAACTCCATTAACCGAGTTTCAGTTTGTCCACCGAAATGTTCAGCGTCATATCTGCGAGGGGATGGCCCGCATCGCACTGGATGGAGAAGCCTTTGACGCGATGGACTTCAACACCGTTCAACTTCATTTTGAAGTCTTTTTCGTCAAGATAAAGTTCGACGGCATTCTGACGCTCTGACATGATAGCACCTTTCTTTCTGTGTATGAATGAAAAGATTCGTTCACGTTCATTATACATCAAAATTATGCTAAAGTATAGCATAATTTTGATTTGCACAAACAAATAAAAAAACCTCCCCCGGTGTTACCAGCACCGAAGGAGGTTTCCGAACCGCTTGCCCGAAGGCGTCACGGCTCTGTACAGTAGATTTTGGCGAACCTCTGCACAGACTATGATACCACCTCCGGGCAGGCTTGTCAAAGTGTACCCTTGTGTATGGAGGCGGATTTTATGAAAAAACGGGTCAACACGGCATTTTGGGTGGAGAAGGAAAAACGCTGGTGTATCGCGGTGCAGAAGAACGGCACCCGCAAACGGTTTTACAGCAGCACGCCTGGCCGCACCGGCCAGCGGGAAGCCAACGCAAAGGCCGATGCCTGGCTTGACGATAGCATCCGGGACGGCAAGAAGAAGGTAGCTGCCCTCTATGCCCAGTGGGTAGAAGAACTGAAGCTCACCTGCGGCACATCCTATGTTGAGCAGTGCAAGAAATACGGAGATTACTATATTCTGCCTGTCTGTGGGGACATCCGCATTGACGAGCTGACCGAAGGCGATCTGCAAAAAGCCATCAATATGTCTTTCAAAAAGCGATGCCTTAAAAAGGAGCGTCAGCGTAGGTCAAGCGACAAGCCTTTGAGCCGCAAGACCCTTATGACGATCCGCTCAACGGAGATCAGCTTTTTGAAATGGTGCCGCCGGAACAGGTACAGTACGATGTTCCCTGAGCTGTCTATCCCGAAGAATGCCCGCATGGGGAAGAAAAAGATTTTACAGCCGACCGCTTTGAAAGTCCTGTTTGATGTGGACACCCGCCTTTACTATGGCAAGCTGGTCTTTGACGAGTATATCTATGCCTACCGGTTTGCAGTTGCTACAGGTGTACGCCCCGGTGAACTTGTGGGGCTCTGGTATGGTGACGTCAAAGGGAACACGGTCAATCTGCGCCGCAGCATCAACCGGTTGGATGAGGAAACCACCGGCAAGAACGAAAACGCCATTCGCTCATTTGATATGGGCGAGGAAGCCCATGAGGCCTACGAAGCGCAGGTGGCCTTGCTGAAGGCTTCCGATATCCCGCTGAACTATACCACCCCTTTGTTCCAGATCCCGAACCAGAGGGCTTTATTCAAGCGCTGGAAGAAGTACCAGCGTGACAATGGCATTGAGCCTCAGGTCACGCTGTATGAGATGCGACACACTTTCGTCAGCATTGAATCAGGCGTATTGACCGACAGCCAGCTGAAGATGCTGGTCGGTCACAGCAAGAACATGGACACTGCCGGAGTGTATCGGCACGAGCTTGACGGTCAGAGGGAAGATCTTGCTGCCGCTACCACCGCGGCATTCAAAAAGGCACAGGCCTGA